TCATGCACGGATTGCGGTGCTGAATCATTTCACAGCGTTAGGCACACCCCATACTCAAATTATGTCTTAAATTTGCTGGGGTTGGGGTAAGTCTGCTCTTTGGCTGATTTGTGCAACAAAGCCTCTCCAACTACAAAATCGAAGATACACCTTTAAAAAACTTATTTAGCTTTAATCTTATCAAGATAATCAGCCCAAGCTTGCATCATTTCCTTCCGCTCATCCAAGAAACTAGCTCGGTCGTAGGCATTGCCATGAATATTCTTTATACGATGCCCAAGTTGTAACTCAGTGAGTTCCTCGGAATATTTAAGGCGCTCTTTTAAAGTGGTTTTGGCTAACGCCCGAAACCCATGACCACACATTTCATCCTGATCATAGCCCATGCGGCGGAGTGCCTGATTGACTGTATTCTCAGACATAATCTTATGCTTTCTCGCGGCAAGGCTAAAGAATACATAAGGTGTATGACCGTTTACCTGATACAGTTCCCGCAAAATCAGGATCGCCTGTCGTGCTAAGGGGACGATCAATTGAACCTGAGTCTGATTGCGGGTCTTGGGAGGTGTATAGACCCATTCTCCAACCTCTAGGTCAATATCAGCCCACAGCGCTCCACGAAGCTCACCAGGACGGATAAAAACCAGTGGCGCAAGTCTCAAAGCCGATATGGTATTGATGTCGCCTTGATACTGATCAATATCCCGTAAAAGCTCAGGAATTGAGCGGATGTCGGTAATGGCCGCACGATGCTGTACGACAGGTGTTTTTAATGCTCCCCGAAGATCCGGCGTGGGATCACGCTCCAGTCGTCCAGTTGCTACAGCATAACGGAATACTTGCGAGCATTTGGATTTGATGCGATGAGCTGTTTCATGGTGCCCTTTAGCTTCTTCTTTGCGGCAAGCCATCAACACCATGGGCGGGGTAATTTTATCAATGGGACGACTGCCAAACGCGTCGATGGCGAAACTCAATAGCCATTCTGATTTTGCACGTGTGGACTCTGACTTATCTGTTTGCTGTTCCTGCCATTCTTTAGCAATAACCTGAAATGTGTTTTCTGAGGAAAGCTTGGCAGAGGCCTTTTCTGTCTGGCGGATTTCACTGGGATCCAATCCTTGTGCAACCAGCACATTTGCCTGATCGCGCAAATTCTTGGCTTCAACCAGACCGACAGCCGGATACACACCCATGGAGAGCAGTTTACGTTTACCGTCATGGGTGTAACGATAGCGCCATCGTTTGGAGCCACTCGGTATAACTTCAAGAAACAGGCCATCACCGGCGTTCAGGTGATAGGTTTTGGCTTCAGGCTTGGCTGCTGCGACCTGACGGGCATGGGTCAATGGTTTGCGGTTGCTCGTTTCACTCATGTGGTATAACCCTCAAAGTGCTATACCAAAAGTTATACCGATTTAGTCAGGATTGCAATGGATGTCGTCGGATTTCGTCGGACAACAAAAAAGCCCTAAGTCATGATAACCAAGGGCTTTTCGTGCTATATTGAACAACATCGTATGCATCTATGGTGCCGAGGGTCGGAACCATAAACCCTATATATAGAAAGGCTTATAGGTATATGTGTGGAGATTTATGTGGAATTCACCCGAAAATTAGCGGCCGCATGCATGCGTATAGACGCATCCATGCCCGCCCTACCCCGACCAATACAACAAAACTTTAAAGTCTGAAAAAAAAGAGGTTACAAAGGTTACAACTCTTACAATAACAACATAAGACGATGTTTTTAATAAAATAATTTACTTTTTAAAAAGGTTACATCTAGGTTACTCAAAGGTAACTTGTAACCTTTAAAAAAGGTCACATTTTCAAAGTCATAAAATTATATACTTTCAATCACATAACAAAATTAAGGTTACATCCGTAACCAGATGTAACCTTTTTAAAGTTACAATTAATCTTTTATAAAACATAATATTATGCTTACCCCATGCATGATGTAACCTTTGTTACCCTGTTTCATATGCGGAGGTTATTTTTAATAAAAATGATGGTTTGCAACGTCGTGCATCACGCCGCATCAATTTCCCGTCGATCTAATGTGGACTCAAAGCTAAATATTGCGTTGGTTCGAGTCCGTGTTTCGGCAGCATCATGAATCGCATCTTTAGAGGGCAGGCGTGGCGGGGAGACAACCGCGCGCGGCCCGGGGGGATGGCAAAAAAAAACGCCCGGTTGGGCGTTTTTTGATCAATTACGAACGGTCGATTTTTTGGCCTACCGCGTGGGTGGTGTCGTCGGTGCCGGCTTGAGCAGCTCGTACTCATTGAAGCGAAACACATCAACGCCCAACTGCTGGTTGACATCTTCAAACAGCATCTGGATCGGCTTGATCTCATGGGTATAAAACACCCGCGCAGCTTTTTCGATATCACCGAACCCACCCACGTTCTGAGGCACCACACCAATCAGCTGTGGTGGCATCCGATGGCCTGCCAACTGATCATCCCGCGAGGTCTGTTTGATCCCGACGAACTCATCCTTCGCTGCGACCTCCGCCAATGGAATAACCTGCACGCCATCTTTTTTGCCATTGGGGGTATAAATCATGATATTTTTAAAATTCCCCCCTCCCTTTGACTGCTCAAGCGCCTTTTCGAGTGCATCGACATCACCCTGCTCGATGAGGGCATCTGACAGATGCAGAATGAAACCTGCGTGCGCACCGTTCTTGTAGTACTTACGCCGGAACAGCGTGGCGGACTCATTCAGCAAGATCGAATTGACCGAGCTAAGGTAGTCAGGCACGCCATAGATCTCCTGATCGATATCGACGTCATAAATCTGGATGACCTCTCCCGGATTGAATGTCGTTTGCTGAAAGCTCCCCGATTTCTGCTGCCAGTACAGCAGCTGGAAAAAATATCCATCATCGATACCCCGTCGCATCACTATCGATGGTCGAGACGACAGCTGCAAGATCCCGCCCAGACGATTGCGTACGATATGCAGATAGGCATTACGGAACACCATGTAGTTTTGTACAAGCGCCTTAAATTGTTGGCGACTGAGCAGCTTATGCGGGATGAACGCACTGGTCAGGATATTCACTTTGGTGATGATCGAGCTGGTGTGATGACTGGTCGCCCGGAACAGCTTGGCCACGGCATAGATATCGAATGGCGGTTCATACCATTGATCCATCACCGGGCAATACCCGTATTCATACAACTGGCGTGCATCGAGGACCGGCTCCGGATCTCCGAAGGTAAACGCCGATGGAAAGGCCTGGGCGATGGGTGCTGAGGTTTCGGTCATGAGTACACCTTGATACGGCTTTTGCCGCTATTGACTGGATTGAGATTGTCGGCGACCGGCGCACGCTCGAGCGCGTGCATGATCGCCCAGGCCGAATCGGCGTGACTGGTTTCTTTGCTGCGGGATGCCACCAGCGTCATCTGTTTCTGACTGCCGGTGAGTGCTTTTTTGATGGATAGGAACGACTTGGCCACAGCGATCAGGCCTGAGTCGAAATGCAGCCGGCGGCGCTGGAAAAGCTCTTTTGCCCGGAGCGCCATTTTGGTTTTGATCTCGACGTTATAGTTGAGCTTGACCAATGCCGGATAGAATTTCTGTACATGCTCGGCCACGCTGATCCCGTTACCGGTGTTATCGATGGCCATGTAGGTCACGTTGTAGCGTTGACACACTTTTTCTATGTGCTGCGCCTGAATGAAGGCAGGCAAACCCTTGAGCGATATGACTTCGAGCACCCGGTAGGGCTGAAAAGCAGACTGTGGCGGCGCCACGACCGCCAGCGCGGCATTGTCACCGGTAAAGGACGGGTCATAACCGACCCAGACCTCACCGGTATATGGTTTCGACCCGAACGGACTAAAGTCACTCCAGACCTCCCATGAGTCCACCATGTTTGGCATGATGATGGCCAGCGGAAAATAAGATCCGCTGTCATCAACAAACACGCAGTTAAACAGGTTCTGGAATTCCTCCTCGCTGTACTCGTGCTCGAGCTCGTCTCGATCAAACAAATCACAGCCTTTCGACTCGGCATCATCGAGCGTCACCACCTGCCGCGTACGCTTGTCCGGACCGACCTGAGGTGTCTTTAGCGCCTCATGACTGACATCGATTTCAACCGGTCTATTACTGTCGGTACCGGCCCAGAATTTATAAGCCTCATGCAGGATACTGGATGGCGTCGAGAGATAGATCTGGCGGTATTTTTTCTGCGAGGCCATCCCGGATGCGACTTTGCGGAAGGTCGCAAAACTCTGAATCCACATGAACTCGTCCATGATCACATCGCCATGCCGCCCCTGTGCGGTTTTGGCATTGGTGCCCAGATAGTACAGTGTGACCTGGCCGTTCGGGCCATTCAGCACCAGCGGATCACCAGTGAGCTCAATGCCAAGTACCTCGAGTGCGAATGCCTTGATGTATTCGATAAACTGGTATGCCTGCGCTTTGGAAGCCGACATAAAGATTTTGTTATTGCCGGTTTTCAGGGCATCGATCAGCGCCCACTCTGCGAACGTATTGGTCGCCCCGATTTGGCGACTCTTGAGCAGCATGAAGATGCGACTGGATGTGACCGTCTCGACCCATTCGCGCTGATACAAAAAAATCTTTTTATAGAATGCTTCTTCGAGCTGCTCGAGCTGCTCCAGAGTGATCTCGTTTTTGAGTTTTTTCTTCTTGGGGCCTGCATTGCGTTTTGCGATGTTCGGATTGAGATCTCCCTCGTTCCCACCGTTCCGGTACCGCTCCATCCGGGCAGTACGTTCAAGCCCGCGCAACATGGCGTCTAGCTCTTTGTATTCGCCGTTGCCCTTGCGTTCCATCCCGATCAAGGTCAGTATCCGGGCTCTGAGTGCAAGCGAGACATCGTCGTAAATATCTGCTAGTTTCCACTCATCACGCGACTTCCAGCTCCGCACCGTGGCGGGATTCTCGCCCAACTGACGGGCGATCTCATTGATCTGCATACCTTGGGCATACAGGATGCGGCCATGCTGCCGGTTCGTCAGTGCATCGGAGAGCTGTGTTTTCATGCAGCTACTCTAACGACCAGACTCCCCTAACCCCGCCATCTGTGATTACGCTTACGGGATAAGCGTAACGTCCTTTGTTGCGACCACATCACACCAGACAACAGACTGCACACCAGAAAGTCAATTTTTTGGAGTGGTGATGACGGGCTTAGCCGGTGATGGTCGTGTGACAACCCGATTCCGCGTTGCGCGTGAAGGACAGACGGTCGATGGCCGCGTACTCACCCGGCAAGAAATCATGGACATGGCCGTCACCTACAATCCGGCAACCTACGGCGCACGTATCAACGTCGAGCACATTGCTGGGTTTTCCCCTGAGCCGCCTTTCAATGCCTATGGTGACGTGATGACAGTTGACTATGCCATCGAGGACGGGATGGCATGCCTGTACAACACCATCAGTGCTTTGCCCAACCTGCAGGCCCTCAACAAACTGGGTCAGAAGCTCTACCCCTCCATCGAGTTCATCCGCGATTTCACCGGATCTGGCCGCGCCTATCAGGTCGGGCTGGCCATGACCGACAACCCGGCATCCCTCGGCACCCAAGCCATCAAACTCACCGCAGGCGGACAAACCCTGCGTACCAATCCGTCTACGGAGATTTTTATCATGACGCAAGGCACCCAACAGCAACAGGCCCCGGCCGTGATGACTCAGCAAACACTGCTTGAGAAACTCACTGCTCTGGTCACTGGCAAGACCGAAACACCAGCGGCTACGCCACCAGCACAAGCCCCCGACCAGTCGCCTGAGTTGCTGAACGCAACAGCGGCAGGCCTGCTCAAGCTGGCTGATTCCATCGTTGCCCTATCGGGTCAGCTCCAAGAGCAGAATGGCCGCCTCCAGCAGTTGGAGACCCAGTTCTCTACCAATGGTCAACAGCAGCAAACAGCCACCCCCACCGTACAGACCCAAACGACTCAGACCCCACCCGCAGCGGGGCAGCCACCTGCAGGTCAGCAGGCCGAGCCGACTCAGCGCGATGTGCTCGCGGCTATCCATGCTCTGACTGAAAAGCTGGCTACGACACCGGCTAATGCCACCCCACCAGCAGCCACCGGCGGCGGACCAGCATTGCCCATGTTCTGATTCGCATCGGCGAATCCTCCCCCTATTCCCGATCACACAGGACTACCACTATGGGAAATTACGCACTGACACAGCACACCATCCAGCAGATGGAACGCTATACCGCACATATCGCCCAGCTCAACGGCGCAGGAAGCACACGCCAGACATTTGCAGTTGCACCACTGCCCACACAGCGCATCATTCAGGCCTATCAGCAGGCCGTTGACTTCCTGAACGAGATCAACGTCATCACGGTCAACAATGGCCACGGTGACAAGCTCAATCTGCTGGTCGGCACGACGATTGCCAAAACTAACCAGACCTCAGCTGGCAACCGCCGTCAGCCAGTATCTGTCGGCGACACCGAAGCCATCGACGAATATCTGTGTACACAGACCGACTACGATGTCGCATACCTGTACCAGACTCTCGATGCCTGGTCGCACATGCCAGAATTCGCCACCATGTTGGCCAACATGGTCGTCAAGGCGATTGCCCAGGACAAACTGCGTATCGGGTTCAACGGTATCAGTCGTGCTGCGACTTCGGATCGTGTCGCAAACCCGAACCTCGAAGATGTCAATATCGGCTGGCTGCAGAAGATCCGCACCTGGGCACCAGAGCGGACCTTTGAAGGTGTGCTTAACGCCACGACCAACCAGATGGAACTGAAAGTCGGTGCAGGTCAGGAATACCAGACGCTGGATGGTCTGGTTCAGGGTGCCATCGAAAATCTGATCGCAGTTCAGTACCGTGATGACCCGGATCTGCGTGTCATTTGCGGACGAGGCATGCTGGTCGAGAAATACATGCCACTGCTGAATACCCCGTTTGATCCGATGAACCAGAACGCGGCGCGACTGCTGTATCAGAATCGCGTATTGGGGACATTGCCAGTCCGTATCGTGCCTTGGGTGCCAGCCAACAAGATCCTCATTGCCAATCCGAAAAACCTGTCGATCTACATCCAGAACGGCACCTTACGTCGCCGGATTGTGGATGAGCCGCAGTGGGATCGTTATGCCGATTATCAGTCGGTCAATGAATCTTATGTGGTCGAGGATTATCAAGGCGTTGCTCTGATCGAAAACATCGAGCTCCTGTAATCCTGCCGGGGTGGCCCTCAGGGGCTATCCCACTCCCCTAGACGACTCTATTTTCAGGACTGGCCATGAGCACCAAAAAAATGAACTCCATGCAGGCCCATTTCGAGCGAAAATCTGCCGAGAAAGCAGCCCGCATTAAATCCGACCAGCAAAAACATCTCTCTGAGATGCAGCGCATCCGCACTGGCTACGTCGCCCCTCAACCTGAGCCTGAGGATATCCAGATCCCGGCACATAATGCCGAGACCATCGAGCTGCGTCTGTTTTCCGATATGCAGCGCCTCAAGCAGATCCAGTCGCGTCAAGCCAAGCAAGAGCTCAAGGCCGAGCTGCTACCTGCCTATCTGCCCTGGATCGAAGGCACCCTCACCCAGTCGCCGGCGCCTCAAAACGATGTGCTCGTGCATCTGATGGTCTGGGCCATCGACTGCGCAGAGTTCAGTCTCGCCTTGACCATCGCCAAGCATGCCATTCTGAATGACATGGTCATGCCCGAGCCCTATACCCGCACTCTTCCAACCGTCTTTGCCGAGCAATTGGCCGAAAGTGTGCTCGAGCTGCAAAGCTATCCAAAAGGCCTGTCCGACACGGTCGAGCAAGCGCTGGATCTGGTCAAGCGTTTGGACATGCCGGACGAAGTACGCGCCAAGCTATTCAAGGCGTTAGGTGCCACGCTATCCGAGGATCGCCCGAAAGACGCCAAGGGCGCTTACGAGATCGCGCTGCGTCTGGATTCCAAGTGTGGCGTCAAAAAAATCATTGAAGGATTGGACCGCGCCATCCGCGCCGGTTCTACCGGGTCGGCTCCCGACACCCAGGGCGGCACGCAGGCTGATGAGTCTCAGGACCCCTCAGATCCTGCGTCCACCGCCCAAACTGTCACGCCACCAGCAGATCCTGACCCACAAGCTCAGGCGTAAATAAGGGTGCCTCATGCAGATCACCAATCCGACCGGCCCGGTCGATGTCGACAATCCCATTGAGGGATTGCCGGGCATCAACACCCAGCAGCTCACGCTGTATGTGCGGATTGATCAATCGCTTGGATCTGATCGACTGCAAGGGCTGATCGCGGATGCGTTTGATGCCGTCAACAGACAGCTCAACGAGTTTCTCGCTAAGACCATCGACGCGACACCCCCTGTCGCGTTGACCGATCGGCAGATCCGCATCTATACCCGCGCAGTTCTGCATGAGGCCTCCGCCAAAATCAGCGAGCAATACGTCGATTTCGATACCGCCTCGACAGGCCGTACACGTGATGAAAAGCAGGTCGATATCGTCAATAAACCACAGCGCATGCGCCGCGAGGTCCAGCACTGCATTGCAGCGCTGCGCGGTATCACCGCCAATCGGGTCAAGCTGCTATGAGCAGGGTCGTTTACTCCCTTTCAGGCGATACGTTCGACGATATTGCCTACCGCTATTACACCGGCGACAGCGTGGCCATGCTTCCGCAGCTCTTGGCCGCAAACCCCGGCTTTAGCGCGGCGGTGATTCTGCCGATCAATTCAGCGATCACCATCCCCGACCAGCCCACCAGTGCAGTACAGCGTCAGGCGCTTAATCTCTGGGATTGATTAAGAGGATCTTATGGACAGCATCGTCTCCGCCTTACTGGACTGGTTCACCAAGCATCTCAGCCTGGTGGCGATGGGTCTCATGGGTGCGACGCTCAATGCCATCCTGAGTGAGGATCGGATCAAAGACCGCCTCATCGGTTTTTGCGCCGGCTTCATTCTGTGCATCGCACTGGCTGAGCCCGTTGCCAACCTGCTCGCAGGCGGCAAGTCCATCGAGGTTTTTGGCTTTCTGCTCGGTGCGATCGGGAAATCCACCGCAGAGCTGCTGCTTAACTGGATGCGCGGCATGCTGGTGAAGAAACTGGGAGAAATTGAAAAATGATCAATATCTACCTCTACTGGATCAACCTCATCAGCCTAATGGTGATACTGGCCAGTTGTTTCCTGATTGTCCTGCACCCGCGCATCACACCGCCGCCCTATATCGAGGTCGTCTCCGGACTGTTCGGCATACTCGCCGCAGGCGCATTGATCGATGGCCTTGATCACCATCTCAACCACATCGTGACGGTTCTCTTTCGCCTGGTGACGGCGCTGTATCTGATCTGGGTCACCCACCGCTATCTTAAGATCGCCAAATTCAAAAGGAGTCACCGTGAAAACCTCCATCAACGGCATTAATCAGATTGAGACGCTTGAGGAGCTGCGTCTCAAGGCCTATCTCGACCCACTGGGTATCCCGACGATTGGTTATGGCCACACTGGTCCGGATGTGCATCTCGGTCAGGTGATCACCAAGCTACAGGCCGAGCAGCTCCTGCAGAAAGATCTCGCAGTCGCCGAGGGCTGGGTGAATGCTGCGGTTAAGGTGCCATTGAATCAAAACCAGTTTGATGCCCTAGTCAGTATCGTTTTCAACGTTGGCCACGGCAGCAGCAAGAAAGACGGCATCATCCAGCTTACCAATGGCAAACCATCGAGCCTCCTGCGTCTGCTCAATCTGGGCAACTATGCACTGGCGGCGGATGAGTTTAGCAAGTGGGTCTATGGCGGCGGCCAGAAGCTACCCGGACTCGTTACTCGCCGGGCAATGGAGCGTGCTCTCTTCCTCAAACCAGTCGTGGCGATCCGGAGCTAAAATGAAGCACCTGCAGGAGCTCCGGAAATTCCTGAGCAGCAGCATCCCGAACCTCACCGATGACAAGTTTTTCATGAACGTGATCAACGGCAAGGACCACGACGGCCAAGTGCATTACACCGTCCGGCTGCTGTTTATCGATTTTAGGGGGATACCCTTCGATGTGCTGAATCTGGTCCGCCAGTGGCTGCGTGCTACACGCCGGCTGATCGAGCCAGACCAGATCCCGATCCTGAGCTTTGATTGCGAAGTCGTCGATTCGGAGACTTATGACCTCGAGGTCGATATCCCGATGAATGACCATATCATCGATGGTCCAAATGGCGCGACGGTCTGTGATACGCCAGTATGGGATGACGCCTCTGGAACGTTTATCAGTCCCGGCTGCTGATCATGGATATTCTGGCACCTCTGGCGCATGCCACCCAACACCTCACCGAGGCACTCACCATACAGGAGCGCCGCAAGCTGCTGCGCTCGATAGCCACCCGACTCCGGACGCGCAACCGCGACCGCATCAAGCGCAACGTCGATCCAGATGGCCATCCGTTCGTACCGCGTAAACGTGAGCAGCGCCTGCTCAAGCGCCGTGGCCTCATGTTCAAGAAGCTTAGCCCTTACATTAGATCCGAGTCCAGCGACTCGATGGCCGCAGTCGGTATCTATGATCGCCTCGGCCGAAAGATGCGAGTCCACCAGCTCGGAGAAATTCAGCAACCTACCATCCGGGCAAAGCCTCATCAATACCCCAAGCGCGAGCTGCTCGGGTTCTCAGCGGATGATATCGCCCTTATCGACGAAATGATCATCCAATTACTATCTAATCTAGGGATGGTCTGAACAACCCTAAGACAAACTGAAATCGACCCGACCGCCCCTCTGGCTGGACAAATGGCGGTCACCAAAGAGACCTGATCTCCCTAGAATCAGGAAATTTGCCCCGTTTTACGGG